GGGAAGTGTCATGTCGAAAGACATCACATTCCAAAGATCATCAATCTCGTCAGAAAGTGAACTAATCAGGCCCAGTTTCTGAGCGATGGAAGTGGCAAGTTTCTGCTCGGTAATGCTGCCATCCTGCACCGTTGTTGTGGCCTCGGGATGTGCGTCGAGCCATTCCTCGACCTTTGCCTCGATGACAGCCGGATCCGCGCCGCCACCCATCGCCTGGATCAGGGCGACGACTTTACCTGTGCTCATTGCCATCAGTTACCACCTGCCTTTGTCCACGTCTGGCCGACTTCATCGAAGAAATACACGTTTCCGGTGTCGACCTCCATGAACGTGCTGCCGGTGGCGATCGTCGCGCCGGTGGGCTTGGTGTCGGTGCTGAGTCCAGCAGCATCGATCACATAGGCACCATCGACAGCGATGCCTTCGGGAGTCAACGGGAATGTCTGACTGAGGATTCTAACCATGTGCATCTTCCTTTCTGATTTTGTTTATCCTGGGAAAACAGTTTAAGCCGTACGCTTCCAGACATACACGGCCAAGTAGGGCGGCATGTTATTGTGCGCCTGATTGCCGCCGTATGTGTACTGCATGGCCTTCTGTCCCGTGGTCAGACCGCTAATGGTGGCAGCGTGGAAATTAATATTCGGTCTTCCCTGAGTTCCATCCGCCGCGCCGATACTGCCATCCGTTTCACTGGATGCCATGACATCAATAACAGATCCGTCTGCGGCATTGTACAGCCGCCTGAAGGTCATATGCTCCGTCGGCAGCTCTTCCTTAGTCAGAGCGTGTGATGACTCGCCACCTGTTGCACCGGCTGCATAGGTCTGACCGGCGGCCAGGAGGAAAGTATCTTCAATCTGTTCCCACGTACCGCCGAAAAGCTGTGCAGGATCCGTACTGTTGACGGACATGTAGATACTGCCGACCGGATAGATTGCATCCACGATCGACGGCAGCCGGTAGTCTTTCAGATCATACGAAACGCCGCCGAAGGTAAGTTTGCTGGTTGGATTCACTGTCTCTCACCTCTCATGTCGATGTGATTGTGGCCTGTGTGCCGGTGAAGGCAGGCGTGCTGGATTCTGCAGTAACGTTCGTGATGTGCATGCCGCTCTCAAATGTCGGCATCGTCACCGCCGTCGGGACATTCGCCGTGAAGTTACCGGCAGTCCATGCAAGCACCAATTCCTTATTCTGTGCATCATATGTAGCCGTCAGTGTCGGCAATGTGCAGGCCGCCGCCGTACCGGGAGACACCGTACCGCCGGAAGCCGCGCTGGTCGGATAGTATGCTCGCTCTGTTTCCATGTAGACTGTGATGTTCGGCTTCGCAACAATGCCCTGTGGCTTGTAGCTTGCCTGCACTCTGTCCTTGGTAGCGAGCGCACCCAGAACCACGGAGACCTCTGTGGGAGTGCCCCACACAAGACTGCCGGAGCCGTCAGACATCAGGCACTGTCCAGCCGTGCCACCGCCGACAGGCTGGTTCATTTTTTCATCCAGAGCGGCTTTGATGGCCTTGTTCTGCACGGCATTCTCACTGGTACCGGAGATCTCCGTATCGTATGCAGCAGTGGGATCGTACAGGTAAGCCTCATTGATGGCCTGCACCAAATTTGTTTTGGTGGGTGTCACCAGACCGGACAGATTGCCGATTTTGGAAACATCCGTCTGCAGGTCAGCAATATCGCCGGCGTTCTCCGACACACTGGCGTTCAGCGTGTTGATCTGGCCGCCCTGATTGGAAACCTGAGTGGCCAGAGTGGAGTAGTCTGCAGGAATGCTGTTGACAGCTGCCTCAATGCGTGCGATCAGATCGGCCACACTGGGCATAATCGTTCCAGGATCGACGGAAGTATCGGAGCGGTTCCGATCCACATTGGTGATGCCGCAATAGATGCATGTCGCCGTGTCGCCATTCGCAATATAAATGGAGATCACAGCCCTGCCCGGTACTGCATAGCACTGTTCAGAAAGAGTCACATACACTTCACCATCAACGATGGTTCCGGTGCTGATCCACACTGTACCACCGTCGGCTCTCATCACGGATGCTGTCACGGTGCCGGTGATATTGACCTTCTGGCCATCGCCATCAACGCCGTAGATCACGAACGTGTGTGCGCCGTTTTCACCGATGAACAGATGCCCGGTCAGATCATCAACCTGGAGCAGACCGCCCGGATGCCAGGGCTTTTTAATCGTGTTGTTCATTCTCAATCAGCTCCTTCACAGGCATGTCCACGAAGTGCTCGCCGTACTTTTCCAGATCTGCTTTTAGAGTGGCAATGATTTCGTCACGGTTCTGCATATCGTTGGTCACGCCTTTTTTTAAGTTGCCGAGTTTTCGTACAATCTCATACATGAGCCGGCAGAACAGAATGTACTGCCCCTGCAGAGCGGCTCCAACTGCATTGTTACAGTCGACAATGATGGATTCGATCAATTGAACATTGTCAAGCAAACGGGAGCACCTCCTTTAGTATCCCAAATAATGGATGGTCGTTTTTGTGGTGGTGGCTCCGGTCTCATTAAAAGCACGGAGAACCGTACCAGCAATGGAAAACGATCTCAGCGTTCCCAGCCCGGTGACCACGCTCTGTTCTTGCCATTCTGCAGTATGATTGCCTACATTGATCTCGCCGTCAGTTGTGGTCAGTGTGTACCCCTTCACATCGCCTTCTGCTTCGATGTCATTGTTGCTATGCAGGGACGATGTGGTGAGCGATCCGATCATACCGCTATAAGATTGCAGATCGCTTGTCGTAAGGTAGCCATCAATGATGAGATTTCCACCGCCACCACTGCCAGATACGTGAACATTTCCACATTCCACTGCCAGTTGTGTTGCTACATCGCCCTTTGACACTTTTAATGCAATCTGTTCGGCTGTCTGTGTGATGCTGGATGACAGCCTGCCTTCTTCCGCTGTTGCCCTGCTGACCTCTGTCCTGATCGCCGTATTGGTGATCGTCAGCTCAGAATCCAGCGAGGAAAGACCCTGATAAAGCGAGAACAGCCTCACACCGCCATGACTGGTCATCTGAATGCCGGACTGCCACATCTGTTTGATGCCGGTGCCGTCCGTCGCCTCAATCACGTCGGTCAGCACCTTTGCCCAGGAATCTTTATCAGCTTTGGCACCGCCGCCTCCGCCACCTCTCGCACGCTGCACAGCCTGTGCCACTTTTTTCGCACTCGCAATGCTTCCGGTAATGTCTCCCAGCTGAGTGCTGAGTGATACCCGGACGGAATGCGGCTCGCTGATCACGTTGGGATAGCTCAGAGCTACAATCCGCTCCTCCACCGCCTCGCCGTACTCAGGAAGCACAGCCCGACACAGGTACCCAAGCTCGAAGTGATCCAGATCCATTCCGGTCAGCATCGACAGATCGGAGCCGTTGATCTGGATAGAAAAGTCCGGTACCGCATGCTCAGACAGCAGCTGCTGAGCGTACTGAGCCGCCGTCATGCCGGTCGGGATCTCATCGGTTTTGATGTCGGTGCACCGTGCACGGATGCCGTATTTCTGCTGACTGGTCGTATTGTTGTAGGTGGTCACAACCGGATCCCCGTCGTTCCCATCTGTCACGGTGAAGATCAAACGGTTGCACATCTGCTGGTCAGAAACCGTGATCTGTGCGCTCTCAACGTTCCGAGTCACCCGGAATTCACTGGAGACCGTGTCCGGCATTTTAACCAGGGAAATAGTCCAGGGAGATGTCGTGAAATCGTACTGCCACCGATAGCCCGGTCGCACGTTCCTGCACTCTTCCAGCATCGCCCAAAGTTCGCTGTAATTGACCTTCATCTTGAGCGATGCAGACAGGGCACAGCTGCCGAACCTCCACCGCCGTGTGTTCTGCTTGCTCAGAATCAGCTGGATCCACTGGGAGACGGTGCGTGTCGTTTCGTCCTCAGTCGCCGCCCAGATATCATCGGACAGCGTGTCTGCTGCGCCGATCAGCTGCAGCTGGCAGGTCTGGCCGTATCTGTAAGTCGAACTTACCACCCGGAAGACACCGGCAGAACCGTGCTCGGTAAAAATCTCAATAAAATCGTGTGTGGATGGGATTTCATCCACGGAAGGGATTGTGATGGTCGCCTTAGGCAGATCGGTCACGGAGAGATCCAGGGAGCAGGACACAGCCTGCAGTCTGCCTCGCTCGGTGCCGTCTGCATTGCGCCACACGGGAAGCCTTGTCACAGCCATGCCCCCTTTGCAGTCAGGTGCACACTGGCCTCAGTATCGAGCGTATATCTGATCGTGTTCACGCCCGGATTGAGGAGGATCTCATCTGATCCGGTGCGGTATTTCATGATCGCCGTACTGCCGGACATGATCCGCATCAGGTGCCGTTCGTCGTGATCGATCGTGATCCCGTCGGCAAAAGCCTGAGTCCTGCTGATTTTGATCTCTGTACCGGTCGCATCGTTAGCCAGGATAACCGACTTCACACCCGAGCCGATGACAGCCTCCAGCGTGCTCTGAGCGGTACCCGGAGCCACAATGCTGATCGTCCCTGTTCTGGATCCGCTCGCACTCGCCGTCATGGGCGTGATATCCTCCCAGAACGGATACCACCCAGCGAGGAAATGCACGGACATGGTTTCCGTCCACTCCCTCAGGCGGCCAATTGTCGGCAGCTGGGAGAGTGTGACATAGATCCGCTGACCAGGACGGGAGGAAATCTCAAGCCATCCACCAGGGACCGCCCACTGGCACACAGCCGTAAATGCTTCCAGCCGCCTGTCGTAGTCTCTGCCGTCACGGATCGCAAACTCGATCAGGATCTCTTTCTGCTGGAACTGGTTGGACAGCAGCACCTGCCCGCCGCCCGGACGATCATTCCACCGCTGCGCCAGTTTCAATTCGCCTTCATTGATATGCTGGAGCAGGATGGAAGGATGGACGGCTGTCAGATCCACACCGTTGAGCCATACCTGCTGATGTCTGCCGTACATCACTCCCACCTCCTGCTGTTTACCTGGTCGGCCATTAGTTCTTCGATCGTTGGCAGGATGATGGTGCCTGCCTGCTTGCCGTCAATCTCCACTCGCATGCCGCTAAGCGCATTCAGAAGCATTGCCGGCACACTGTCGCCTCCGGCCTGCTGGACTCGTCCGGTGTCAATCTTCGGAGCGGCCAGCGTGATCCCGTTCATCATAGATCCGGCCGCACCGGCTACCAGAGGCTCAGTGTCCTCCATGCCGATTGCAAGACCCTGTCCGATATATCCGCCGTACTCTTCCATGACCTTCGACGGGGATGCAATCATAAGGGAACTGGCAATGATGGAGCTGACAGAGTTTGCCAGCTGCATGGCTGCCGTGATCGCCTCGCTCGCCCGTGCGTTAATGCCGTTAGCCAGTCCCACTGAAATATTTTCGCCTGCAGCCTGACTGAAATCCGGGAGAGTCTCGATGCTGTGCGGCAGTTCGTCCAGCTTCGTCATGAGCAGATCCAGCTGTGCGATGGATTCATCACTGTCCGCGAAAGCATCAAAAAGGTCTTGATAGGCGGCGGCTTCCTGATCCGGTGTTGCACCGTTGCGAACAATGTCCCAGTATTTCTGGGCGGCTTCTGCCTGTGCTTCGGTGAGCCGGATCACTTCTTCAGCCTGTGCCACATCGACTTCTGCAGCGGCCTTGGTCGGAGGCTGATAAAGCCCGTACACCTGCCCGATATCATCCGCATGCGCTGCGTACATAGAGGAGGCAGTAGAAGCATCCACGCCGGCCTCATGCATCACGGTTGCGATCGTCGCAGCAGCCTCTTGCAGAGTGTCTCCAACTTCCTCAGCCTTTGCGGCAGCTTCCTCATTTGCAGATGCCGCCGCTTCTGCTGCAATCGCATTTTCTCTCGCCTGAGAAATCTGTCCGATCATCGGCCCGAAGAATGTACCGAGACCAGCAACGACAGGCCCGAGTGCTTTTGCACCGCCTGCCAGAATTGACTTGATACTAATACCACCGGCAGTTGCACCTGCAGCACCTGCACCGGCAGCAGCACCGCCGACAGTCTTCACCGCGCTGATCAGCCGCAAACTGGAGTACAGTTTCGCCGCATTGGTGGCCGCCTCAAGCAGTCTGAGTCCTGCAATGCCGCCGGCAATCGCACCGAGCGTCTGCACGACTTTGTCCTTATCCTTCAGAAGATCAGCAAAGGACTGGACGAACGAAGCAACATTGCTCGCCGCATCGCTGATCACGGTACCGAAGTCCTGCTCCGTGAATTCCTTAACGACTCCATTGACAGCCTCAGAGAGTGCCGTCATGGCCTGCTGGCCTTCGTCGCTCTGGAGGAATTCGTGCATGCTCTGAGCCGCCTTGCTGACCGCATCGGCCACCAGCTGGATTGTCGGAGCAAGTTCTGCCAGAACCTCCAGTTTCAGAGATTCCAGCTGAGAATTCATGTCCTCAATAGAATCATTGGCTGTTCCCAGGTTCTTGACTTTGTCCTCAGAAATAACCGGTGCACTGTTGGCGTACTTGTCCCATTCTTCACGGCCTGCCGCGATCAGCGGAGCGAGTTCTGCATAGGATTTGCCCAGAACCCGCTGAGCAAGGATATCGCGCTTTGTGGCGTTTTCCTCTGCACCGAGAGCCTCGATAACATCCCAGAAAACATCGTTATCATCCCGGAGACCGCCGGACAGATCCTGAGTCGCCACATGCAGCTCATTGAAAGCCAGGGCAACTTCTTTGGAAGAGCTGCCCATGTTCTGATTCAGCTTTTCCCTGGCTTTGATGATCGTCTCAACGTTCGTGTCAACGAATCTGGATGCATACTGCCACTGCTGCAGCGTTGTGGTGTCGATACCGTACACAGTCGCATCCGTCAGCAGGTCATCTGCCCAGACGGTTGCATCCACGCCGGCATCCCAGAGAGCCTGTGCAAGCTGTGCGGCTTTTTTGATCACCTTATCGATCGTGTCATTGATCGCCTTAACACCATTGGCCAGTCCAGACCAGCCCAACTCTGACCCGATCGTCGACAGCGATCCGTACAGACTGGAGGCCATGCCGTCCACATTGCTCAGTTCTGCTTTTGCCGTGTTGGCATCGGTGGCAATCCCCTGCATGGACTGGCCTAGCTCTTCGTATTTCCTACCGGCTGCATCCAGTCCCTTTTCGTTATTGGCGATCGCACCATTGATCTCAAGCACGGACTGCTGAGCCTCAGCCAGCTTTTTGCGCCACTCCATGACCTTGCTGGAGTTCTGCTCATAACCGGCTTTAGCCAGCTCTTTCAGCATGCTCTGCGCCGTACTGACCGCTTTTTCCTGCTCTTTGAGCTGCTCATTGAGGATCTTTCCACGATCGCTCATGAGTTTCTGAGCATCACCGGAGGCTTTAAATTCGGCCTGTGCCAGTTTGAGTTCCGAGTCCAGGGCTTTTGTGTTTTTCGCCGCGTCTTTCATCGCTTTGCTAAACGATGTTTCGCCCTCGACCTTCATTTTTACGCCGATCGTATCTGCCATATCATCACCTCCAGCTCATCGTCTTTATGAAATCATCCTCAATGTCTTTTTCGGATGTCGGTACCCGATTGTACCCACACTCCATAATCTGCCATGTGGCAAGCATATCAAACAGCATCGATGACGGCATTGCCATGGCCGTCTCCATGCTCAGTCCGATATGCATGGCCATGTAAAGCGTCATCTCGCAGGTTTGCTGGCCTACACCCCTGCTTTTGCTTTTTTTGCCGGTTTTGCGATCACATTCCGTTCTCCCTGCATGACTTCTTTGAGATCAGGGAAGACCCGGATCAGGTCATAGCTGTCAACCAGTGCCGTGAATTCCTCATAGGTCGGAGGATTCTGCACATCGTGTCCGGTCAGCGTTGCCCATTTGGCACCGAAGACCATGCAGCTGTGTACCAGAGCCATCCGCTTGTCAAAATGCTTCATGGCCTCGGCAAACTGCGCCTCATCCTCGCAGTCAACGCCGTAGGTATCACGCATCAGCAGCTTTACGCCTTCGGAGTACGCGATCCAGTACGTGCCGCCGGCGATGTCAATCTGTTTGGTTCTCATGGTTGTCTCCCTTCTTCAAAAAGTTCCCCCTCAGAGTCACCCGAGGGGGAATTGATAATTACTGACCAAGAGCGGTCTGCAGAGCAGTGAGCGCGGCAGTTTCCGTCTCATAGTCATTCCACTGAGACCACTTGGCCGGGACGCAGTCATCGCGCAGGATGGCCGCCTCGATGGACGGAGTCTGGAAGGATACCGTCTCGCCCTGGGTCTCAATCGAGAAATCCGGCACCTTGAACTGGCACTTATAAAGCAGAACCACACGCCATTTAATGACGTTGTTGTGCACCTTCTTGACGATAAAACCAAGCCCCACATAGGGAGCCATGGAGTCAGCATCAAAAATCACGCCGGTCTCGCCGGTTGGCGTGCGGAGTCCGAGGATATCTTTCGCCACATCAAGCTCGAGTTCATCGATCTCCATTGTAGCAGTACCACCGCCGAACATAGGCAGGGACTCCGCAGGGCCGTTGTCGGCATACAGCATCTCAGGATCCTTGCCTTCGGTGGTGATATCCACATTGACGGCCTTGCCCAGCTTTTTGAGGCCGGTGTAGGTGGTGGTGCCGTTGGAATTCGCATACATAGCGAAGTAAGGCTGGCTTACACCAATATTTG